GGCGAAGGTATCAATTTCCGACCATCCAACGAGTATTGACGGCACACCTGCACGGATAAGCCCCATCATCTGAGAATCGTAGCCAGAAAAGGAAGTGAAGACTTTTAGGGGGTTGTCTTTCGTATATTTCATAACGTTACATTACTATGGTAATGTTACTTTCTGCCTCACACTACACGAAAAGGTCTTGTGAGACGATAATCTTTTGCTCAATAATCTTTATGTAATCTGGATTCAGTTCAAAGCCTAAGAAGTTCCTGCCATACTTTCTTGCAACCATAGCCGTTGTACCGCTACCCATGAATGGATCAAGCACAATGCCGTCTTTCGGACAGCCTGCGAGGATGCAAGGTCTTATCAACTCTTCGGGATATACGGCGAAGTGGCTCACCTTATCTGGCTTGGTATTCACCGACCAGACATCGCGCTTATTACGCATTGGATATTGCTTGTCTGGCAGTCCATCGGCACGTCTGAGGTGCATGGTGTTGGGTGTCTGACCCTTATCCTGCAAGTTCTTAAACTGCCAACGTCTACCCTCATGCCTCGCCAAATCCTCACGCTTATGGTGTGGCATTATAGGAATAATGTATTTGTCACTGCCTTTGGTCGTAAGGTCTTTGCGTCCGTCGTAACTGACAGCAGGCTCTTGGATGGCTTCGTGGTCGAAGTAATACCTATTGCTCTTTGCCATGAGGAATATGTATTCATGGCATTTGGTAAGCCTATCCGTCACGCTCTCAGGCATGGCATTGGGCTTTTCCCAAATAATATCGTTACGAAGATAGAAGCCTACCTTGTCACGAAGGGCAAAAGCGGTCATCCAAGGCACTCCGATAAGGTCTTTGTCTTTGCAAGTGGTAACGTATTTGTAACCAGTTCGATTGCCTACCGTACCTCGATTACTCGACTGCTTATACTTTTTGGCGTTTTCGGGATAGTTAGCTGCTCCTTTTCCAGAACCTGCATAACTATCAGCGATATTCAGCCACAGCGTACCCTCCGGCTTCAGCACCCTATATACCTCTGCAAACACCTCAGTAAGTTTGGCAACGTACTCAGCAGGCGATTGCTCCAGTCCTATCTGACCATCAACATTGTAGTCTCTGAGTCCGAAGTATGGAGGCGAAGTAACGCAACAGTCTATGCAGTTGTCGGGGAGTTTCCTCAATCCAGTAAGGCAGTCTTCGTTATATACCTTATTATATATATCCATCGGCTACATTATTCCTATAATGTTACTAACAACCCTTGTTTTCGACATGGGGATGCTTGCGCTTGTAATTCGGGTCTTTCTCTCTGCCTTTGACCTTATCAACCACCATGGCCAACAATTCGTCAAAGTCATAGCCGTATATGCCTGCGATGTGGAAGAGCACACCCACCATATCAGCCAATTCGTCAACCTGGCTTTCTCTGTCCTCAAAGGCAAAGGCGTGAAGGAATTCGTCATATTCCTCGCGGAACTTGCGCAATCTCCGACTCAGATCGGTATCGAATTTCTTGTTGAAGTATTCGAGTATTTCTTTCTTATCCATAAAATTCAACTAAAACGGCAATTCCCCTTGTGATGGTGTTGGCAATGGGTCTGCCTCGATTTTTTCATATTCTTTTTTGCTCTTACTTGTTATCTTGATTTCTCCGACCTTTTTCACCTCTCCCTCATAGTTGTAGAAATTTGTGGTGTTTTTGTCGAAACCAACGATGCAGGTAAATGTACCGATGTTTCTGCCTTTGCCAAATATCAGCTCAGCGGTGTCCTGTGTCGGTACACTTGGGTATTCATCATAACCTTTGCCATATTCGGATGGTCGCCAGATCATAATTGCGCAGTCGCAAGCCTCCAATATCTGACCCGATGCCCTGATTCTGCTGACGGTTGGCTTGGGGTCATTGATATTTCTCGCTAACTGAGAAAGGGCGACGATGCAAATCTGTAATTCCTTTGCCAGATTCTTCAACCTTCTGCAAACATAGCCAAGGAATTGCTCTTGATTTGTATTTTTGCCAGTAGCAGTAAGGATTTGCAGGTAGTCAATTCCTACGAGCTTAATCCCAAGTCTTTTTACGTTGGTTCTGATACTGGCTACGATGCTGTCAAAACTAACCGTAGATTCGTCATCGAAATAGATAGGCAGGTCATCGGTTTGCTTGATGGCTTGTGAAAACTCATTCATCTGCCAGTCACTCAATTTCTTGTATTGAATAACGCCGCTGCTGATTTTCGCTTTTGGAGCAGCTATTCTCGCGGCAATCTGGGATGACTGCATTTCCATTGAGAAAAGCATTGATGGCACTCCATGAACGGCGGCATTAACCATCATGCAGGTTAGCAGAGAGGTTTTACCCTGCGAAGATTCTGCTGCAATGACATCGAAATCTCCAGTCTGCAAACCGCCTTTATCGTCTATTTCCTTGAAGCCAGTAGGAATCATCGTATCAGACGTTCCTTCGTAATTGTCAATTACTCTTTGCTTCAGTTCTTTGTTGGCATCGCGGAGTGACTTTACTCTTTTCTTTTTCTCAGAACCTTCTTCGAGTACAGAGGATATTTCTTTTTGGATTTCCTCAAATGTAGATGTTGGATTCGTACCAAAATCCATGAGTTTCGTACCAAGGGCGAAATACCTACGCCTCACATACATTTCTTCAACGACGTCAAAGGCATCCGCAAAAGCGGAAAGAATTGCCGTGCTTGACCATTCGGCAATCTCCCACATTTCAGGGTTGTTTACGTCTGGGTGCGAAAGTATATGATTTGATACCGTGACGATATTTGCTGATTCTCCGTTGTTGTGGAGGTCTATTATGATCCTAACAGTTCTCGCTATTTTGGGGTTGTAGAAGAAATATGGCTTGATTCTGTCGGCTACTGAGTAGTAGATTTCATCGCTACTTAGTAAGGCTCCAACGACGTGCATTTCTGAATGCTCGTCATGCAAAGTCATTTTTACTTCTTGCATAGATATGTTTTAGCGACCCTCATAAATTCTGATGAAATTATCGGGTTCAAAGATGTAGTCGAAATCTGCGGCAAATCCAGAATTTCCGTTTAGTCTTGGATTCTTGATAGCATTTTCTATGACCGTCTTTATTTTGTGGAAGTGAAGACAGTATGCTATGTTGAATAATATCCGGCGTTTCTCCGTCAATCCGTCTGGAATATTTACCTTGATGATTCCAGAACCATTGACCTTCATGTTATATCGCTCTACAAACTGAGGAAACAAATCTTTGTCCTCTACGAGCTTGGGATTGAAACTGCCAAACGGAACTGCGATGTTATGGGTGTAGATTTTCTCATTCTCCCATGTCCTTTGATTGAGGAATGTGCTGAATTGCTTTCTATACGATTCCTCTGTCAGAGCGACATAAGCGGGAACGAATTCAAAAATCTTCTGCCTATCTTCAAATGGTAGTTCACACCATTTCTTTACCAATGCTTTGGTGCGCCCTACCTTTTTACCGTACAATATCCATATCTCTTCAAACGATTCAAGTGCGTTATCAAATGCGTTAGATTCTGCGTTAGTTCGTCTCTTAAAACCTCTATAACTATCACATTTACTGAATGTTACGAAATTCTGCTTTGCGTTAGTTGCTGCGTTAGATTGTGCGTTGATTAGAACTTTCTCACGCAATAGCTTCTGATGTATCGTTCTTACTTGTTGATATGGTACATTGGTGTTTCTGGATATGACTCTATCACTGAATTCGACAATGCCGTAGTCATCGGCACTAAGCAATAACTGAATCATAACCAACTGCTCATTCGGTGTGAATCGCTCCAGAAAGGCGTTGGTTATCGTTATATCCATATTGTCTGTTTTATCGAATAGAGTTATAAACCCTTCCACAACTAATATCCCTAACGGTCTGATATGGTATGTTAAGGGTTTCTGCTATCGTCTTCAACTTTTCGCCTCGCTTCTTTAACTCACGGACTTCCAAAACTTGAAGGAAAGTTAAATTGCCGTAACGATGTTGTTTGTGAACAATTCTATCAGATGACCGACCATCAATATACCTACCATTTTTCTCGCCTTTTGCTTGCCTACCCTTGGCAACTTTATCTGCGGAATTGTCAGCATGAGTTCCTTTGAATAAGTGCTTCGGATTTATGCACCTTGGATTGTCGCAATGGTGACAAACGCAATCGTCTGAAGATAAAATGACACCTTTGTTTGCGAGCTGATATGCTACCCTATGCGCTAAAAAATGGTATTTCTTACCGTTTCTCGTCGTATTAAACGCGCCGTAACCACTTGAATTGATTACCGGGAATTCTATACATTCATCCGTATCTCTCAAAAGTGGAGAGACTTTTTTTCTTGCAAATTCAAATAATTCATCCATAATAGTTGTTTAGCAATTAGCATTACCCAAGGTGCGCCACGCGGAGGCTTGCTAATGCACCTCTGGAGGTAAGCGGAGTCGAACCGCTGTCTTACTGACATCTTATAGAAACTTGTTACGTGCGTTGGGGCTGACCAGACATCATATCGGGCGAGCGTTCCACCACCTTGTTTGTTGTCTAACAAGGAAATCCATAAGCCGTGACCTTTATGTTCCTTCGCAAGTCACCCGCGAGTGCGCTTACGCTGCTGCACGCAGAGAAGCGCAGGGAGTCATATTGACAACCTTTGCATTTATTTGTTTTGCTATTTCAAGGCATAACTGCCTGCACGATTTCTTACCTTCCGTCAGCAATCAAAACCAGAATACCCCCGAAAATAGAAGAGCCGTGCGAACTTAATCACACGGCTCCTGGGATTGATAGGGGGCTTACAGACTTTAACGCCCATAAGCCCCATGATCAAAAGGGAGGTCATCCGCGCTACCCTCTCCATCACCTTGCTCTTGCGCAGGAGGGAATGGGTTTGTGGCAGGTGCGGGTGCTGCCGCTTGTTGAGGTGGGTTATGAGGCGCAGGTGCGGCGGCATGGGCAGGT